CAATTGTAATGCTAAATCCTTTATTGGTATGCTGTGCTGGAATTAAATACATAGGGTCAGTTTGAACTCCTGTAAAATTATCTTGTGTAACAACTTTTAATCCACTTGCAACAATTGTGCAATTACCAACTTTAATATTCATAACCGTATCACTAGCCATTGGAGTTAAATCAATCAATGCCCCATAAATACCTGCTGTTGCATTAGAATATACTAAGGTATTTCCTGATATTGCTGTTGCTCCTGTTGCTACTACTGTTTGTGACACTACTTATCTCCTAGTAAATCATTATCCCATATTTTTTTAAGCTCTTCCACAGAACTTGCATTTTCAATTTCTGGTTTATTTGGAAAATCTCTTAGTTTTTTTTTAGTTTCTACAATTGGTTTTACATCCCCATTTTCTTCCAATGTTCGGATATATTTAATATCTAATTCTTCAAGAATAGGTTTTCTTGCTGTTCTTATTTTATTTCTCCAGATATCTCTGGCTTTTTCCATGTCATGTACAATCAATCTGCCACTCCTGTATCTAGGTAATCATCTGGACAAGTCCAAGCATCTCTAAACTCATCCCAATTTGGTAATTCTGTGCTAGAAATTATTTTATATTTTTTACCTGTAGGTAAATCTTTTTTGGCAATTTCATCAATTGTTAAACCACAATTTAAAGCTGGATGAGTAATAGCAAGAACTCCATTATCTTGTTTCCAAATAATTACATCACTCATTTATTTCTCCACCTTCTTCCACCCACTTTAAAACTTCACGATATTGTTTATTTTGTTCATTCATTGGTACTGCTGATAATTTTCCATTTGTATAAGTTACTATTAACTCATCTATCCTTTCATCTGTCATACTGTCATATTGATATGCTACTTCTTGTATTATATCCATTATAATTCTGCCTCTGCAATATGTTGGTAATAATATCCATAACTTTGATTGAAAGAACTTCCTTTTGCTGCAAAAAGATATCCCATATCCGTAATATGCTGTGCCACTACACCTGTAATTTTAGCCGCATTATGTATGGTGTACACCGCCCCCGAAGTGCCGTCCTGATGATATAAAGTTACAGTAGGTGTTACACGCATACGATGATTAAATCTATTACCACCACAATTTCCTGTAGTTGCACCATGCGTAGCACTTCCAACTCCCATCTTAACCTGCGCCCCTTGATAAGCCCCAACTGTTCCCCAAGTCATAGTTGTTTGATAATATCTTGTGCAATCTTCAGCAGTTTGGCTAATTGGTTTTCTTTGGAAAGCTACTGCCTCTTCTGTTGGTGTTATTTGCACATCTGTTATATATAAGTCATCTCCTAAATCAGTATCTGTAACATCACTCCAAATAAATACTGCTACATTTTTAGTTGAACTTGTATCGATTTCTATATTTTCTATTTTATATTCTGCCATTGAAGTTGTTACACCTAAATTAGCAGGGGTATTTTCATAAGTCCAAGATGTCGCTAAAGTTGGATTTGTACCTTCTACAGCCCAAGCACTTACTATATCCGAAGTTGGGCTATCTCCTGTACCTGCCCATGATACTATTGCACATTTTACATTATCTAATTTTCCACTTCCTGCAACCATAGCATTAAATCTTACGGAAACTTTACCGCCAATTAAATCATGGCAATTAACTGCCTCAATAATTTGTACTATTCCAAATTTTTTATCTATGGTTTCCACTTCTAATTGACAGCTAAAATCACTTCCACCTTCATAGCCAGTTGTACTTCTTGTTACATCAACAATATCATCTCCATCACTTAATAAAATCCATCTATCACAAATATAAGTATCATCATCATTTACTACTGGTGTACTATCTGAAACAATGCTTGTACCTCTTTGCCAAATAACCATATCGCCATTAATTAGTGCATTGTTTGAACTTATAGTATCTGCGCTTTCTATTTGTCCTTGTATCGCCATTTTACACCTTTAAAATAAACGGGTCGCTATTAGCCCATTTAACATTTATTGTACCACCATCGGGAGTTGTTGGAAACCCCGTGCCATCACTTTGTATAAAAATTAAGGGGCTTGTAGAACTATTTGCTGTACTTACATATAAAATAACAGCATTAATATTTCCGCCTGTTACATCTGCAATAGCTATATCATCTGCATTAACTCTTCCAGAACTTACAACCACATTTGCCAATGTTCCTGTAGCTTGTATTGCTACCTGTGGTACATTTGCCAAAGTTGTATGTGCGGCACTAAAAACATATCCAGAGGCTACATTTGCTAATGTATTAACTAAAGCCGCTTTTATTGTTACTGAACTAAGATTAACACTTTCAACTGCTAAATAATTTCTAAAAGAATCATAAACATGAGCCATAAATTAAATTTACCCCTAAACAGTTTCCAATACAAGCTCACCATCATAGAACTGCCTAAAATATGGTTTTTTAAATACTGTAAATGGGTCAGTTTTTCCCACAAGTCTTACAGTATAATATGAATTTGCAAAAGTATTATCCTCTATAAATCTTAAATCTGTGGCTGTACTAAACCAAGAATTTATTAAACTTCTATCGGATGATGTTACAAATGACATTGGTATTTTAAAAGTATTATAATTACCTTGTGCTGTTATATAGGTAAATAAACTTCCACCTTTTGTTCTAATATCATATTTATCAAATTGTTCTATAAATCTATAACCATAAGTCGCTGTAGTATCTAAAGTTATATAATTAGAATTTGGAATACCTAATAACATACTCATTATCTTGGCTCCCTAAATCCCAAAGTTGTTGTTTCGCCCATTGTACCAAGATTATTCATTGCTGGTAAAATTTTTTCTTGCACTAAAGTTTCCCAATATTGAACAGGTTTGGCTAATAATGCCTCATCAATACTTGCATTTGGTAAAATATTTAATTGTCCAATTGATTGTCCACCGCCTTGCATTTCTACAGGAATACTTCTTCCATTTGGTAATGGTACAACTGCCTCTCTACGATTTGCATTATCTCCAATTAAAGCTAATTGTGGGGCATTTGTTATTCCACCATCTGCATATGATGGCACTTCAAGTCCACCTTTTACTATTCCACCATCTTTAAATTTCAATAAGCCCATTGCACTTGTACCACCACCTGCGGCAAAAGCCCCTCCAGTTAAAGTATTTAGAAGTAAAGCTAGAGCCAACATGGCAACCATCTTAACCATCATTTGTGCAATTTGCATTATTACTTGTTTCTTTAAATCTTTCCAGATAGCTGACATTGATTCCTTAAAACTTTTTCCTTCTGTTAACATTTCTCCAAAAGCTGTACCAATTGAATCTATAGTTGTGGCTAATGTGGCATGAATATTTGCCCCTAATTCTCTGGACATTTCCCCAATTGTCATTTGATATTCTTTATGTGCATCTATAAAACCATCTTTAACTTGGTTTAAACTTTGCATAATAACATTTGCACTTTCTTGTGCTTTAGTTTTTTCATCATCCCCTGTTTCTTGTGTGGGAGCCCCTGGAATTATTCCAGTAAATCCTACTCCAGTATTACCAATAATAGTATTAAATTCTTGTAATTGTTTTTTCTTTTTTTCTAATTCTTCTTCACTTAAATCTTTTTGGAAAAAATCTCTTATACTTTTTACAAAACCTGTAAAACCTTCAAAAGTTAAATTACCTAATGTTTCAAATGCTGTTATTAATGCTTGAAATGGAATGATTAAGGCTTTTACTGTACCCAATAGGGCTTGAAAAACTACATTAACTGCAGGAACTATTACTAACATAACATCTTTTAAAAATGTAAATAGAGAAGTTAATATTGGTACCAATTGTTTACCAATTGTAAGTCCTAAACCTTTAAATGTACTTCCCAATCTTAATAGGGCATCTTGAAATTCTTCAGATTGTTTTGCCTCTATTTCGGAAAATGTTATACCTAAAAGATTTGCCTCTTCTCTTAATTCTTCTATACCTTTTGTGCCTAACATTAAAGTAGGAATTAATTTTGTACCACTTCTTCCAAATAATTCTTGAGCTAAAGCTGTTCTTTCTACAGGGCTTTTTAATTTAGTAAAAGCATCCGCTGATTCCATAATTAATTCTTCAGCAGTTTTCATTGTGCCATTAGATTTTCTAACTTGTATTCCTAATTGTTTAAATGAACGTACTGATGTCATTAAACCATTATTTGCATCGTTAACTCTTTTGGATACAACTCTTAATGTAGTTGCTACAGCACTCATATCTGCGCCACCTATTTGGGCGGCAAAACTTAATTCTGAAAGTGCTTTAGCATTTGTACCAACTTGGGCGGCAGTTTTAGCAAAATCATCCCCTAATTTAGCTGTAGAAAAAGCTAATTTAGTTAATCCAGCTACAAGCGCCAGAACAGCAACAGTTGCAATATTTGCCCCTGTAGCAAAACCACCAAGTTTACCTTTTAAACCCTCTAAACCTTTTGAGGCATTATCTTTTAAATTTACTAATAAGGATACTTTTTGGTCAGCCATTACCTACCCCTACGTTCATTCCTGTGTTTTATTTTATGGATTAAATAATTAATTTGATTGGTTGTTAGATATTCCACTTCTTTCATACTCCAGCCATACTCCTGTCCGAATAAGTCTAACACATCAAGAAGAGTTTTATTAACTATTTCTTTACTGCCAAAAAATGGCTAACAACCTCATTCATTAATTCTACATCGGTCATTGTAGTATTTTCTTCTACCCATTCTGCAGTTATGGATTCATCAGCTTGTTGTAATGCTTTTGTAAAAATAATAATGACATCTTGAAAAGAAAAATCTTCGCCAAGTTTGGCTAAAGTTTTTCCAGTTTGTTTTTCAATTTCTAAAACGTGTTTTGTTTTAGCTGATGTGATGACAAATTCTTTGTCTTTCATCGTGAACTTCATAGAGTTTCTCCTTTAGTAACTAGTTTGTGTATTTTGTAAAGTGAATCTTCCAACGTAGCTACTAGTTGTATAATATTCTGCTTTTCCTTCGTAAGAGGCTGTAATTAATCCAGGGCCTCCTATTGGATATGCAAAAGTTGTATAATTTACTTGTGGTAAATCTAAAATTAATTGGTTTTTTTCCGATGCAGTACCAACAACATCCCCAGTAATAGTAAATTTAAAAGCCTGTCTTGATTGGTCTCTAAATTTTCCTTCTTGTAATTGACTGGAAAAATCTTGGTCACCAGCAACCGTTATATTTCTAAAACCACTTCTTTTTAATTTCCCCTCATTTAAACTTCCGTTTAATGTCATAACTCCTTCAATAGGGTTTTCAATTGTTAAAACAGCTGTTCTAAATTCCCCATTTGCTGCCCCTGCTATTTGTACCGATGTTTGATTCCATGTTAAAGAAGGCGCTGGGCTATAAGCAGGAGTTTGTTTTGCTATTTTACCATAGGCTCTTCCATGAACTGTTGCTGTTGATTTTATAATTTCCCCTGCGTTCATTTCTATTGTGAGAGTATGAATTTGCCCATCTATAATTTGGTAAGCACTTCCTACTGATTTATAAATTTCAATTGTATATGGAGGTAATGCACAATCAGCTGAAAAATCAGTTTGTGCAGGTAAAAACTCGTGTAAATATGTAGAAGTTACAAGTGTAGAAGTTGGGTTGGCACCTAAACAAGCTCTTAAAAAAGTTCCGATTGTGGTAGGGGTTGGCTCAAATGCTATATCCCCAGTTACATTATTGATTCCCTCTAAATTATCGGGTGCATCAAATTTTCCTGTTAAATTTTCTGATTCTAATTGTTCTACGTTTTCTGTTAATGATTCGGATACAAAAGGTATATAACTTCTATTAGTTGTAGCTGTACCAAATGTTGTTTGTTTACTTAAACTAATATATCCGCCTACTCCATAACCCATTATTCTACTCCTTTAGGCTTTTTGCCTGTTTGTTTAATTTTACTTGGCTTGGAAAGTTTTGCAAGTCCTTGTTCTATTAAAGAGTTTGCTATTTTTTCTGGAACTTCTGTTTGTCTATTCTTAACTGAAATTCCCCATTCTGGAATTATTAAGCCAGATACTTGCCATGTAATTTTTACCATTTTATTAATATCCATTATTCTCTTACCTCACATTCCAATCTTAAACTTACACCTTTAAAAAAGCCTAAGCCTCTTGTATTTTTTTGGTTATCAAATTCTCCACCAGTAAATCTTGTAATTAAAACTTTGTCGGATAATGTACGATTTGCCTTTAAAACAGCTTTTACATTATCTAGCATAATATCTCTAGCTGTTGCCCCAGCTAAATTTTCAAAATTAAAATCATAAATCCATAATTCAATAGTTAGAAAAGTTGTAATTGGTTTTACTCCCCCAATTAATTCATCATCAGCAGGGCTATCCCAAGAATTCAGATATATCTGCACTAATGGACAAGAATCTGTTTTTACTGCATCGGGAGGCTCAACAAAAATATTATATCCAGATGTATTGGAATCTGCCTCTAATAAATCTTTGATTGCATTTTCTATCGCTAAATAATCTATGGATGCCATAATATATTATACTCTGCTTAATTCCTTTATGTAATTATTTACTAATCTTTTTGTTGTTGCAATTGCAATTCTTTCACTTGGTAACATCGGTCTTGCTGGAATATTATCTGTACCAAATTGATGTATATCCGAATATTCTACTGGACTACCAACTTTAACGGCTGTATTTCCTACCAATTCAAATACAAAACTACCTGCCAAATTACCAGTTTTTCTTAAAATTCTTCCATCTCTAAATTGTAAACTAGCCCAAGCTGTGCCATCATTGCCTTCTTGCCTAAAGTTTTTATCAATTTCTTTTAAAAGAGTTACACCAATTCTTTTTAAAACTTTTTTGGGATTTTTAATTCCTCTAGCAATATTGGATAATTTTAATTGAACTTGTTGTCCACCCGATACTTTTACACTCATTAATAATACGGGCTATATTCTTCCAATCTTACTGCATCCCATTCATCATCCAGCCTATCACTATCAATTTGTTGTAAAGTTTCATCAAGCATTGTAAATGTAGGATTATATTCCATTGTATTTGAATATATTGTATCCCCTGCGTTATAAGCTAATAATTCTAAAGATGATGTATAAAGCCCAACATCTCCCGAATTTATTTTATTTAGATAATCAAAAACATATTCCTTTCTTTCCATTACCCATTTATTTTCCGAATTAACTTCTTGTGTAAAAAATCTTTCTAATATTTTTACCATTGTATATTCTGTAGATAAAGAAGTTAATAATGGGGGCGCTGAACTAAATGGCATTGTGTAATTATTTACAACATAACCATTAATTTCGGATTCTGCTTGGTCAATATAAAAAGAAATTGCAGATGAATTAACAGAACTTATACTACCCACTCTAGGATAGAGAGCATAGACATTCGGAACATTTGTGTATATAGCCATGCGTTAAGAATACCATAGTATAAAGTTATTTGAATATAAATATTCATCTTTAAAATAACTATCGGTAAATCGATTGTAAATGGCTCGTAGGAAGTAGAAGAATCATTAATAGCTAATGATTCTCCCATTCTTGGTTATTCTATATCTTTTGGGTGGTTTTGGTCGATAATAAGAGATGTATTCATCATTCTTGTATAAATACTCATCATCCATTAAATCTTCTGGTATATCAATTAAGGCTTGTTCTAGTTGAGATATATCCATTCTATTCTCTCTATATCCTTCCTCTAAACAAGTTAGATAAAAATTAGATGGATAACTTAATTCATTTTTATTTGTTTTTGTCATTATGTAATACATAACTTTAAAGCCCATATAATTAAAATATCCTTTGGTATAGAAAGTTGGAAATCCCTCTAAACCATCTAATGCCTTTTCACATTCTGGGGTAATTTCCCATAAGGCACCAATTACTTTGGAATTTTTTACTTTATCTATATCTGCTACCCCTCTAAATCTAAATTTAAAATTATCTAAGGTAGTTTTTCCATGATAGATTGCCTTAGGGCATCTCATTGACATTTGCCTATGATTGGTATTCATCCCATAGGCAAAATAAAATATACTATCTTCTCTAACTTTTCTCATATTAATGTTCCTCCTGTTCTGTAATCTCTGTAAGAAATCCATTTTGTAAAAGTGAATCAATAAACTCTTGCTCCGAATCTGTATTAATAACAGATGAATTATAAATCCATGCTCTCTTAGCAACCGATTTCATATAATCTTGATGAATGGTTTGATGTACAAAAGCATCCTCCATCATCTGGTCTAATATCTGACTGGAAGTTTTTCCAATCAGATACTTTTTTCCAAATTTATATTTTACCATTTAAGCCACCTCCCTATTTTGGAATTCTTCTCTTCTTGCATTAAAGAATTCATAAACTGATTTCTTAACTTTTCTTTTAAAAACTTGATTGAATTTTTGGATACCTTCTGATTGATTTCCATAAGTGATTCTTTTAGCTCTTAAAGCCTCGTAAGTTGCTCTATGAATCATACTCATTAAGAAGTTAATCCAATTTGAAATTTTTTCAAAACTTTCTGTACCTTGATGTTGTCTAAATTCGATTGTGCCTCTTGATACCCAGTTTTGTAAGTTGATTACCGCATATCTTGTTCCAATCATATCTTTTAAATCTTCTATTGAAGTTTGTCTATTCATTTTTCTACTCCAATTTTTTAAGATTCTTTTTAAACTTTCTTCGGAGATTGATTGCTCCATTGAATCGTTCATTGTTAAATTTCTAGCCCATCTTGTACTTCTTCTTGAAGGGGCTAAAACTGAATCAATTTGAATTTGATATTTTGTGTACATCATCATTAAGTTTTTCATTGCTCTTAATTTTTGGTCAGAAGTTAAACCTTTATCATCCCAGTATTTGTCTAATCCAAAGTGGATATGTAAACCTGTTGATTTGTTAACTC